AAGCATCATTAACTCCATCAAAATTTAAACTATTATTTATTTTTGCAGATGAATATCCTAAACCATTAATTAAAGTACCATTAGAAGTGCCTTTTGCGTCGTTTGGTGTACTATCGAATGTATAGTAATTAGTTAACGTGTTCCATAATGGATTTGGCGGTGCTACAACCACCCTATTCATACTATTTATTAAACTATAATACATATTATGCTTGTTGTGGTGTTCCTAGTACATCCCATTTACTATCTGTCGCATTGTAGATAATCCCTAAATACATAGTTTTACTAATAACCGTTGTAGTTGGTAAAGTAACTCCAATCGCTCTATAATTAGTATCGAATGCAATAGTTCTAGCAGTACCGTTGTCTTTAATTCTAATCATTAACGCCTGACCCTCTGTAAATGTTCCCGTTGGATTTGCTAGTGTTAACCCTACCGCTTGTGCAGTAATTATAACTAAGTCGTTTAAATTTGTTGGTGTTACTGTTGCTGAACTTGTTACTGTTTGAACTCGTGCATTTAAAAACGTTTGGTCGCCCGTATTCGTTCCGCTTGAAGTTCCTGAGAAAGTACCACTTTGAGTCGCTAAAGTTCCTAAACCTGAAACATCTGTGTTTGCTATACTTACCCAATTCGCCTCACCGTTAGCAGTAACAGATTTTAAAAATTTTCCACTTCCTTCTGTTCCATCTGTTAATTGAATAGAATAGTTTGTTACTCCCCCAGTTGCACCAAAAACAGCACCCTTGTTTGTTCCACCAGCACCCGTTGCACTTCCATTAACACCAACTTTAACACCCGTTACACTTGTAGAAGTGAATGAACCACCAACACCATTTGCCCCGCTTGAACTTCCTGAGATACCAACACCCGTTGCTTGCGAGTTTTCTCCAACTAAAGTAACATCTGTTGAATTTGAAGATACTTTTATTAAGTTGTTTGCGACTGGAGTTGTACCTATTGATAAGGTTGTTCCGTTATCTTGAATTAATGAAACACCTATTGCTGATGAACTGCTCCATTTTGTTAGTCGGTTAGTTGTTCCACCGCTTAGAATGTCTTGTTTCAATGCTAAAGCATCAAATACACCGTTTGAAGATACTGCCTTAGTACTTCCATCTGTTGGACTTGCATCAATAGTTTGTAAAACCCAAACCGCAGTCGCAGTTGTTGTATCTGTGCAAATGTATAAATCTCCATTATCTAATATCCACCTTGATCCAACAATGAAACCTTTTGTATTATCATCCGTAGCACTTGGAATAGTTGTAAAATTGTGAGATACTTCTCTTATAGTTGTACCACCATCACCCATAACGTAAAGCCTTCCAGCTTCCCATTTCAATTCGTAACCAACTGCACAAACTTGAGCAATACCTTTTGCACCACCATATCCAGCGTCGATAGTTCCTTTTCTTAATGTAGATGTATTGTCTAATAATACACCAACACTACCATTGAATTGAATATTATCAGTAGTTGTATTTCCTAAGTCTGTTACACTTTGAAGATCTATATTATCTAAAGCGGTTTGTGTTGCAGTTGAAATTGGTTTATTAAGATCAGAAGTATTATCTACCTGATCTAATCCCATATCTACCTTTGAAACGTTAATATTAATTGTACTCATATTACAAATTTAGTTAAATTTTTAACATTATATTATTTTTATACGGGAATCTTGATTAAATATAATCATTTATAATTGTTTCTTGAATTACTATTTCAGCAGCTACATCAGCATTTAATACTTCGTTACCTATTCTTATTATATTAGAGTAGCTACTTTCCACATAAGTATAAGCACCTCTTACTTCTGTTATTACTGTTATCATGATAAACAATTTAAAGTTAATTGGCTAATGTCAAAACTGCAAGCATTTGAAGATGCTCCTGAAGTTCTTATTGCTTGAATTGTGATAGGTGTTGTATCATTTGGTAAATTTGTTGTAATTGACCCTTCTACTGTTATATTGTTTTCTAATGAAGAAACTTTGTAAAAAACAGTATTTGAATTATAAGGATTGTACATTTCAAAAACAAAGAAATCAGTTGCAACTGCACCAGCGGTTCTATTTGCTATAAAATTAGAACCTAAATCTATTTTTGTTGCAGTTCCAGTTGCATCGTTGTGAAAAACTTGTAAATTAGTGTCTAAAGCATCAGAACCAATACCAACTATATTAGTTAAACTTTCAACTGTTATTGCAGATGTTAAACCTAACGAACCAGTTGTTGAAGTCATACCGTAAAATTGTCTAGCGCCTGAATTGTAAGCGGTATCTGAAATACCAAAACCCACACACATTCTCCATCCCATATCTATAATATTGAATGCAGAAGTTGACCTATAGCCACATTGCCCGTTTGCAGCTGGAGTTGATACACCAATTTTCAAACGTGTCTTTTTAGTTTGCATTGATGTATTTGTAACAGAAACAGCGGTAGCAGTACCTATCAATGTTCCAGCTGCTATATTTTCAGCTATTACTGTTGTTGAATTATGTTGAGCTCTATAACCTCTTTGAATTTCTGAACTTGCAACAGTCCAATAGTTACTTAAAACTAACTTAGAATTGATTTGATCTTCTACCGCCTGAGTTGTTGGATACTTAGTATTATTTATGACTGTGAAACTAGTTGCTTTATTAACTAATACTTCAAAGTCTGCTACATCGTAAATTATTTCTTCAATTCCAGTTGTTGTCCGTGTATATATTTTACCGTTAGTTGTATTTAAGTAAAATTCACCAATATACAAATCAGTACTTAACCATGTTCCGTCTGTATGGTCTGAACTTGCTGGAATAGTTGCAATACTCGTTCCTTTTTTAATTATTATTCGTCTTGTTTCGTTAGCCATTATTTATTGTGTTTGAATTTTTTGAAGTTCCGTTTAAACCGCCTATTAATTGTGAAACATCTTCGTCTATGTTGTTTATCCCACCGTTTAAGATACTATTATTTACATTTCCATTTATTAATGCTTTTAAATTAGAAAATGTAATCTGTGTATTTTTTTTACTATTACTTAAATCACGAGCTAAAATTAAATCATTATCTTCTAATTCTGTAAGATCATCTGTAAATGCTAATGGATTTATATAGTTTTTCATCCTAAAGTAGGTATTGAGAAAGTTTCTTTAAACACACCGTTAAAATTAACTGTAAATGTTGTGTCAGGAAGTATATAAGTATCACCACTTGAAGCAACATAACTAAATGTATTATCTGAATTTATGATTAATACATCAGCACATATTTGCATATTTGAATTGATCTCGAAATCATATCCTTGCATAGGAAGATCGCAAATACTTGCTGAATCTCTTAATGTAAATCCAATAGTTAAGATCCACCCTGCACATTCATCTGCTCCTTTGTTTAGAAATTTGCTACACGTTGCCGAATCTACTCTGCCTAAATTATTCCATCTAGGAGAACTATTTATAACTTCATAAAAATCCCTTGCAATCTGTAAAGTGTCGCTTTCTACGTCGTTTAAATTGCCTTCTCTTTGGTTTTTAAGGTACTTATCAGCAATAACAATAGTTAATTGTAACGGAATAGTGTTTTTAGCAAAACTATTTCCTTGTGCAAATGAACAACATAAAGGATAATTAACCGTTTTAACATTTATAGCCTCTACAAAATCACCCCAATGGTAATCATTCACTTGTAAATGACTATCAGAAATGGCTTTTAATTCCTTGTTTATTCTATTTAATGGAGTTTTCATTATCTAAATGATATATTTACCTTAGGTTGTCCTCTATCAGGTGTTATTCCTTCCGTTCCAAATGTCAAACAATCGAAAAAAGAATCAGGAGAACTAAAATAATCGTTGTATTCAGGGTATTTACCTGAGTTAAATTTTAGATAGTTAATTGTTTTCTGTCTATAATGTTCTAATTTACTTCTAAAATTGTCCTGAATGCGGTTTATTTCGCTTTCACTTGCACCTTTAAGCCATTCATCGTTAGTTATTCCAGTTGCTTTGTTTCTAATTTGATAAGTTGTGTTTAAAACAGTCTCCAAATTACACCCCATTGCAAGGACTGGAATGATATAACTATCCATTAAAAGAATTTCGTCTGCGTTTAAATCGTCTGCATCTATACCTTCTAATAGTCTAGTATATAAAGACGTTCCGATAATAGGCTCAATAACTGTGTCTTGTACTATTCTAATAGTAGGAGTTAAGATACTATCTTCTACATTGCCGTGAATTAAAGATAATTCCTTTAAATTGTATGCTGAAATTAAAAAAGCGTTGCTCATATTATTTAATTATTACGTTTTGTTTCCAATAGTGGCGACATGAAGGAGTATTTTTATTTGTGTCAGGATTGTGATACCATCCACCTCTATAATACCAAACATCTCTACCTATTGCGTTGCTAATCGAATCTATTTCGCTCCTTGAATAAACTTTATCCATTCTTACCAATGTTTCGCAGAATGGTCTAGTTCTACCATCAGGCAAAATAGAATCTCCATCCACATCAGGTCGTTTCTCATATGAATAAACAACTGAAATAGTTTCTCTCGTTGCAGTTTCTTTAAGTCCTCTACTTGTTGGCTTCCCACCTTCAAGATAACCTAAATTCTGTAACTTTAAAATCTGTTGTGTTACTTCAATTGGTTTTAAATCTAAAGCCTTAACAATAGCATCGTAACTCTCACCATTTTGTAACATCGTTATAATTCTCCCTTGTGTTTCTGTTACATTAGCAAATGAATCTTTGAAGAAACTATCTATAATTTCATCATCTGAATTAAATTTGAATTCGTCTGAATAAAGAATCGTGATTCCTTCTTTTGATGATCCACAATTTTTAAAATATTCTAAAACTTCATCTGTTGATTTATCTGCTGAGAATGTAGTTGGTTCTACAACTTGTATTGGTTCGATAGGCTTTACAAATAAATCATATTCGTTAAATTCTATTTCTCCAGTCATTCCATTTAATTGTGATAAAACATAGTTTAAACTGTCTGCAATATTTCTTTGTCTGCGTTTAGCATATGTATTAATGAAAAGTTTATAATCGGCTTCTAAATTAGAATCAAACAAAGAATTGTTTTGCATAACACTAAACAATTTTGGATTTATAACACTATGCGAGATCATAATTTTCTGCATCAATCCGCTTTCTGTTGCTATATATCTTTTATCTAAATCATTTCCATTAAGTTGTACTATGCTCGGCTCTCTATCTTTACCATCCGAGAAAGTTACACCAATTCCACCTTGTTTACGTTTGTCTGTTGCACTTAATTTTAAACTATCTACTATCTGATCTTGTTCTTCTTGTGATGAAGGTACACCATTGTTAAGTGATAGTATTGTTCCACCTTTATACCCATTGAATACTTCCGATAATCTGAAAAAGTTTATTTCAATATCCGTTAAAATTGCATCAATCCCACCACTATATGAAGGAATAGGATAGTAACCGCTTGTTAACTTATTATGTTCTAATGTATATTGTCTAGATTTATCTTTAACACACAAAAGACATTCAGTTGTTTCGCTGGTTCTATTGAAGAAACTTGTGTATGTTTTAAATTTAGTCTTATCGTTTTGTCTTGATGTCGCCCAATTTTCAGAATAATAATAAATATTTTCTGCTTCGTTAACTCGTATCAATTCAAATGGGATATGTTCTAAACTCCAAATCTCATTTAAAGTATCGTACTTGCATAAAATGTAATAACTTGCTGAAACTTCTTGATCAATAGCGAACTGCTCCACTAATTCATCTAACGTATATTTAGATCTTCCATTTTTATTAATCTCATCCCAATTTTCAGAACCACTATATTTTAATCCACCACTTGTAATGTAAGTAACTTTTGAATTCACTACACCGCCATGAATAGGACTTTCATAATAAAGTTTCCATAAAAATTGAGGATAAAGATTATCTGCACCCCATTTTACCCAACCTTCACGAGCTACTGTTTCGCTCGGTTCAATTAATGGTACTTCTCTAAATTCGTTATAACTAGCTGATTGTTTCCCCACCATATATATTTGCTATTAATGTTGGCTCAAATGAATTAGGCACAACTATTATACTATCTTTTACATTCATTTTTCCAATCTCACATCTTATCCCTAAAGTATAATCTAAACTCCCACCATCAGGCATTTGATAAACTTCATAAATATAACTCCCTAACTTAGTAAATGTTATATCTGTTCCTTCTAATAAGTTGAATAGATTATATCTAACAGTTGATGCGTTTAAGTCATCTAGATAAACAAAACTTTCATGTTTTCCTTGCTCATGAATAAATCTAAATAACCAATTAACTGCCAAAGTAGAATCCTCTAACTCAGACAAAGTTAAGGCTATTACGTTTAAAGAATTTTTTGTTATTGATATTGACATAGTTCAAAGTTACAAAAAAAACCTTGTTAAATTAATAACAAGGTTTTAAATTTTAATTAATTATTTAAAATTAAGATACTGGATCTAAAATCGCATCAATTAAAGCACTAGAAATTTTGTAAGGTCTATTTTTTTCCTTACCTGATAATGTTAACGTATTACCGTTTGCATCCTCGTAAGCCTGACCTGAATCTCTAACACCTGAAACCATTGCTCCGTTTTTCAAAAAGAAAACTTCCCATGTTCCATCGTTCAATTCTACTGCAAAAGTAGTTCTAGCGATTTCTAACGCTTCTAAATTAGCAATGTCTGTTGCAGTATTACCCGCTAAGTACATTGTTCCTGATTGCTCGTATGCGATTGCTTGGTTTTTTCTATCTCCAATACGGTTAGCATTGAATTTCGCAGTTTCCATTTCGATAAAGAAAACGTGTCCGTATTTTCCTGATGTTAATGAAAGTGCTGAAATAGTTCCATTCGCTTCTGTGGTAGTAGCGTCGGCTGTGTTCCAACCGACTACTTTTTGAATACCACCTACTGAATCACATACTGAGTTTTTACCCTCTAGTATTTCACACATAATTTATAAATTAAGAATTTAATAAATGCAATCTAACGAAATATTGTCCCCAAACGTGAGCAATACCTAATCTGAATGAAGCCTCAGCTTTCAATTGATCTGTGTATTCGTTGTATTTAACATCGAAAGACATATCTTCAGGAGAATCAACACCTAAGAACACTAAAGCCAAAGGAATAGCGTACATTTCAGATTTACCGTTTAATTCAGGTAAAGTTACAACCTTAACAGATGTTTGAGGTAAAACGAAAGATAATGAAGCCCCTTCTTCTGTGAATACAATTCTATCGTAAGGATTTGAAGTATTC